CGATCTTCCTTTTCTTTTACTTTCGCTTCGGGTATCCAGAAATGAAATTTTAATACAGGGTGACCGTTGATTTCGGGAAAAAACAAAGCGAGTGCATTAATGTCGACGTGTGATGCAATATCCAAACCGGCATAACAAACCTGGCCAATTAAATCTTCATCTTTGGTACCGTGATCACATGCCTTAACATTTTCATCCTTGATCCAAACCTCAGGAGCATCGACCCAAAGATTCAGATTCTTTGTTTTAAAATTAACCTCCTGGCGCGGATCATTTAGCGCGGCTTTGAACTCCCGACGCATTGCATCGAGTTTTACAGATACACCAATATTGGGGTTTGCTTTCCACCAGGCGGTTTCGTCCTTCCAGTCATCGCCTTCATCGAGTGTAAAAACAAATGGTAAAATATCATCCTGCGATTTGATTCCTTTGAGAATGTCAATACAAAGTGATCGATACGAATAACACGGTAAAGTTTTGTCGCGTCCTGCCGTGGTGATGATAAAGAAAAACGGTTGATTGCGATTGACCGCTCCAGAACGAAGATTGTCGAGCACTTCATTATTTTTCCAGATGTGGTATTCGTCGATGATCGAACAGGAAGGGTTTGCCCCTTCGATACTGTCGGAGTCGCGCCCAATTGGTTCCATTTTGCTGGCCGTCGATTCGATTGATACATTTCTGCGAAGGATCATAGCGCGATTAGCCAGGGCGGGCGATTTTTGGATCATCATCTTTGCTTTGTCAAAACAGATCCGCGCTTGTTTCTCAACAGTGGCCGCGCAATAAACTTCGGCTTCGTTTTCGCCATCGAAAAACAAAAGATATGCAGCAATGGCAGCGGCGAAGGTTGTTTTTCCGTTTTTCTTTGCAATTTCGGTATATATATAGCTGAAACGTCGCGTTTTATCGGCTTTTTTCCACCCAAAAGCAAGATAAATAATGAATGCCTGCCAGTCTTCGCACTCAAATGGTACCCATTTCGACTTATCCGGGCAGTGATTGAGCAACGAAAAAAATGCAAAAACACGCTCAGCGGCTTTCCTGTCGAAGTAAAAACCGCGTTCAGGAGCTGTAATTAAGTCATTTACATGGCGATTTACGGCCATTTTGATGTAATTACAGACCATTTTTTCACCGGAAATAACTTGTTTGATGTATTTTTCAGCGAGTTTGCAGGACATAGAAAGGATTTTAACGAATTATGAAAATAAAAAACGATCATTTTCTTCGATGATAGTGGTTGTAAATGGAAAACCATTTACAGGAATCTTCTGTATCACTTCGATCAAACCGCTTGAAGAGGTAAATATGATATGCTTTTCGTTATTAAATGATATCTGAAGATGTAAACATTTACCAGATCCTTTCTCTTTGAACAACTTCGAATCTTCAATTTTAAAGTGATGCACTACAATTTCACGATTCAGTATCTTCGACATTTTTATTTTGTCACCTTCAAAGCCTTTAGCAGTTTGCTGGATATTAAATTGACTAAAGTTTTTCATTCAATAGTTTGTTAATTAGATTTTTACTATTACAATGTAATGCCCATCCTTTGTAACTGGCAATTGATTTATCGTTTTTATTTTTAATAAGCATCCGGGCAAAATTCTGTTTTATGCTTTTTCGTAATAGGGTATGAGTGTGCCTAAAAACGTACCCAACAAAATCAATTCCCCTGGCATCAACCGGAAATATCTGGTAATTATCTTTGACGGAAAGTTTAAGTTTTTCAGTCATATACGATCTTATTTCAGATAGTAATTCGTGTAAATATGGCTTGCTATCTGAAAGAATTACTATGTCATCAGCGTATCTGAAGTAATATTTCACACTCTTTACCTCTTTAACCCAGTGGTCAAAATAGGTCAAGTAGAAGTTTGCGAAGTACTGCGATAGATAATTTCCAATTGGAAGTCCGGAGGTGCTATCAATGATTTCATCCAGTAGCCAAAGAAGATCCTTATCCTTTATTTTTCGTCTCAATAATACTTTCAAAATATCATGATCAACTGTCGGATAGAATTTTCTGATATCAAGTTTAAGGCAATAGGTAGTACCGGTAGTTTCTTTTAAAGCCTTTTTTACTGCATTGGCAGCTGCATGAATTCCCTTTCCCTTGATGCAACTGTATGTATCAGAAGTGAAAGCTAAAATAAAAATAGGCTCCAAAATATTCATAACCGCGTGATGAGTTATCCTATCAGGAAAGTACGGAAGCCTGAATATCAAACGTTCTTTTGGTTCATGGATTGTGAACGTCGTATATTCCGATGTCCTATAGGTTTTGTTAATTAACATTTCATGAAGCTTTTGAATGTTACCATCACGATTTTGATCGTGCGCAATCACTCCTGGCTGTTTTAATTTCCCTTTTCTGGCAATTGAATCTGCCACTTGCAGGTTTTCAATACTGTAAATACTTTTATACAAGTTGTTAATCCTTTTCATGCCTTTGCTTTTAAAGATCGTTTTCGCCTAAAAGAGACTACCAACGCTCATTTTAAATTGTCGTTTCTTGCCGTGTAGGCAGGGTTTATGCTGAAAATATCGCATAGGTGAGAACTGACATTCGTAATCGTGTTCGTATAGTTGTAATTCGAATTCGAAAAACTGAAACCTGAAGACAAGACTGACAGCACTAACAGCATACAACCTTTTTTATTTACTTGGAGTAAAGGAAATACTCTTGATATTCAGCCTTAAATTGTTCGGATATATACATTGCCTTTTCTGAGGTATCAGTGCAAAGGCGAGAACCGACACACGAAATCGCGTTCGAATAGCCGTAACACGAATCCGAAAAACCGAAACCCGAAGACAAGACCCCATACCAAGGATAATATTTGTATTGACTATCGTCATTCCAATCCGGCACCCATCCATTATTGATAGCTTTGAAAATGAGTATCAGTTTATAAACTGATATGATTGGTTTTCTAAATTCTTCCGGTATCATTGAAACATCGGGAAGTTGTGCAGGATCTAATGCCAATTTTGTGCATGCATCCTCAAAGGTTTTGATGGTTTTGTAATTAAACTTAATGTTGCTTTTTTCTGGTTTTGGAGTTTTTGTTTTCATGTTTTTTTGTGTTATTGTAAAAATTGTTTGTATAAATCAATAAATTGAGTTGCTGCATAATCTGATTTTTCACTGGATTCAAAGCAAAGGCGAGAACTGACATCCGCAAACGTGATCGTACAGTAGTAACCCGAAGTCGAAAAACCGAAACCCGAAGACAAGACCTTAAAAAAGGGGTAATACTTATTCTGATTGGTATCACTCCAATCAGGTGCCCAACCCTGGTTGATTGCTTTCGCGATTACCTTCAATTTTTTAAAGGCAATTTCATCCGGTGAATCCAGATTGTTAAACACTAAACCAGGGTTGATCCCTAATTCAGTACATGCGTCTTCAAAAGTTTTGATATCATCAAAACTTTTTGCCTTAAAGCAGGCTTCGCCGAATTTTTCAACCAATTGTACTTTGAACCACTCAGGTGATTCGACATAAAGCTTTTGCGCTGTTTTTCTTTTAATTCTTAAATACATGATTCTAATTTTTAGATAGTTAATAAATAATAATTATTCTTTGTTTAATTTTTCCATTAATGCCGCAAAAGGATCTTTGTCGGGTTCTTTATCGGGATGTAATTTCATCCGAGAAACTGGGGAGAAGCCAAAATCAGAGCCAATGCGATTTGTAATTTCAATCATTTCGCGATAGAGTTTAATGTGAGGATTTGCGATCATACCTTTTAAGAAAAGTGCTCCTGTTAATTTATCCTCTGCATATATTTTTACAAACATTTCCTTTTTCATCTCTTTCATACAGGTAAAAAGGATATCCAGTGATCCGGCATAAACGACAAGTTGTTCAATATCCATATCGGTAAGCAATTTCAGTTTGATCAACTGATTTGCCTTCTGAATGAAAATATCTTTTGCTCTTTTTGACGAAAGAACTTTGAAATTTTTAATATCGACAATCTCGCTGATCTCTGATATAGGATTTACCGGTATTGCTTCCTTCATCCGACAGGGCTGATTGGTTCCCCTCAGTACTTTCAATTCATTCGGTATTACCTTCCTTCCTGATCCCATTTTCCTCAATTTTGCACGCGATGTAAATTTTCTTGGGTGCGGTCGCAGGGTTTGATACCTGTAGAGATTTAACCCGCCCCCCTATTCTATTAATAATCTGTTTATTGGTCTATTGCAATAAGAACCTAATCAATGATCAACCCTTTGTGGTTATTTAACATAGTTCGATATACAATAAACTCATTATATACTTTAAGTCAAATCAAGAACTCAACGAAATAATGCGGTTCTTATCAGGTTTTACAGCGATTTGATACGCTTTGTCAATTGCCTTAATAGCGTTGGCAGAC